CGGCATTGCGCCTATTTATAATCCGCGAACAGGCAAAATAAAGCTGGACTTCATTACGCCGGATCGCTGCATCGTTTGGCAAGATGACGTTGACCCAACCGAAGCCGTAGCTGTGGCTTACACAATCCGGAATAAGTTCAACACTCCGATTGCAGAGCGCTCTGATGTGTATGCGTTCTGGACGGATGACGCATATCGCGTAGTTACTCTGAAAACGGATGGAACGATTGACACAGACATTGAGCCGGCTCAGCCTAATCCATACGGTCGCATACCAATTGCTTGGTTTCGCACTGATATGGCAATTGACTCTTTTTGGCTTGATCGTCAATTTCCGATGGTAGACGCCAATCTGCGCGCTAATATTCAGCTGACCAATCTTGATGTTGCGCTGGATTATCAATCGTTCAGCACAATGTGGACGTCTGGCATGCCGGAAGGCGCAAAACTTAATGTAGGCGTTCAGCGATACATCAATATCCCTCGCGATCCTGTAACCGGAAATGTGAGCGGCTCTATTGGCTATGCTACGCCGTCGCCACAGCTTCAGACGGTCTGGGATATTATTAACGACAATATAGCGCTTGCGGCGTCTCTTATGGGTATTAGCGCGGAAGTAATCAAGCAAGGAAGCTCATTCAGTTCCGGATATCAATTGCGCTTGTCAAAATCAGATGTGATATCGTATAATGTGGAAAAGCGATCTATATATCGAGAGACATTGCGTGATCTCGTGCAGCTCATTATGGATTGCAAACGGCTTAATAGCAATATCAACATGCCTGAAGCTGCTGATATAAAGATTGACTTTTCCGATATCACGATTGAACAAAATCCTTTAGAAGAAGAGCAGGTGCGCACGCTGAAGATTTCCAATGGCACAATGAGCCGCGTAGACGCCATCATGCTGGACAACCAAGACTTGAGCCGTGAAGATGCGGAAAAGGAAATTGAGCGCATTGACGCCGATAACAATCGCTTCCGCATTGGCGCAGCAAACATTGATCAGGGCTTGTTTGATGAATAAAGTAGTTTCGACTAAAATTGATCAACAAACCGCGTGGTTTGAGCGCAATATGCAGAAGATTACGAGACGATTGGATGCGCGCATTGCCTCACTAATCCGCGATCTTGATTCCAGTGGCGGGCATCTGCTGAACACAGAAGAAAACATCCAGATGTGGGCGCAAATCTATGGATCAATTTTAGAAGAGCTTCGCGCATCCGGATACACTGAACTTGTATCTCGGTTAAACGAAAAAGAAAACGATTTACTGCGTACAATGAAAAAGTCAATCGTACCCGGGGCGGTTCCTTTGGCATTCACGCAGACAAGCCAATCGGCTATAAGTGCGTTCAATTCGCTCTGGAATGCGCGGATTGGCAATCTCGGCAATGATGTGGCGCGCCAGATTCACGCCATTATTGGCGACAGTATTTTTGGCGGAACGAATATCACAGATCTCGTAAAATCGATTAAATCAATACTGGATAAGCAGCTTGTGCGCTATGCAACCACTTATGTGAACACGAGCCGCGCAAAGTTTATCCAAATGATGCAATACGAAGCCGCTCGCAATTATGATGGCGGACTGTTTTGGATATACGAGGGTCCGGAAGATGATGTCACGCGTCCGGTCTGTCGCGAAGGCACCGGCATGGATGTTAATGCGATGTTCCCTAATGCGCCATATTTTACGGAAGAAGAGCGCATCGAATTTGAGTCTTATAGCGCACCGGAGCGGACATATAACTGCCGCCACACTTTTATGCAAATAACAAAAGAATACTATTACGATCACGTGAGGTAAATATGGCATATCGTAGAATTGACGATAATGATACTGTTGAAATCCGCAGAGCGCAAGGCGGAAACAAACCGGAAACGCGCACAGTTGCGGAATTAAATGAGTATTTCAGCAAAGAAGAACCGACCATAACGGCAGGCGCACCTATCGCACCAGTCGCGGCAACGGGAACAGCATTTGAGACCAACACGCTAACTTATACCGCAAGAACAAAGGGAGCGGCTGGTAATAGCATCGTAGTGAATTTGATTGATCCAGAAAAAGACGCGGAAGATGAAGTTGTATCAGTATCCGGCAGCACAATCAATGTAACGCTTGCGTCTGCATCTGGCGCAATCACAAGCGATCTTGATGCGGTTAAGGCAGCGATTGAAGGCGACACAGCTGCAGACGCATTAATTGACGTAGCGATAGCTGGGGATGGCTCTACAATTGCAGCCGAAGCAACGACACAGCTTGATAATGGCTCTGATGGCACCACCGGCGCTGCTGGATCTTTGCGCTTTGACTCGTCTAATCTATATGTATCAGTAGATGAAAGCACTATTGCCGAATCAAATTGGAAATCAATAACATTTAACGAATGAGGACAACATGGCACTAAAAGAAATCTTGGATAAGATTACGAACTCACTTCCTGCTGATGCGGGAAACGACATTCTTTCTCTGCTGGCAGATGCCAAGCGAGAGGCGAACACCGTGCTTGCGGATCTGTCCGCAGCAAACAACGAATCAAAGGAACGCAGATTGAAACTTGCCGAGATGTCAAGTCAGATTGATGCGCTTAACGCTAAGCTGGCGGATGCCACGAAAGCGGATCCTGAAATTGATTCAATCAAAGAGAAGGCTGCCAAATATGACGAACTTATGCAAAGCAAGAAAACCGAAACCCTAAACCTATGGAAAGCTAAACATCAAGAATTGCAAAAGATTTTGTCAAGTGATACGGATAAGCGCAAAGACAAGATTGCCGCGCTGATGCCTGACTTCTCAATCCCGGCAGAAGGCGAAGAGCTTGATGCCGAAACCGCCGCACAGAACCTGAAATTGTATTCTGTATTGGAAAAAGCGGGAGCATTTGCCGATCCTGCTGACACCAAAACGGATTTCCAGCGAAAGAGCAATCCGGGTGGCGGCGAAGCCAAAGAAACCTACACCTTCGGCAAAGCATTAGAAAAAAAAACATGAGGTAAAACATGAATATCAGAGATTTTCTTATTTCGCTACAAAGCGAACAAGCTCCTATCATAACCGACTTGGTTAAAAGCTTGGGTATTTTAGAAACGGCACAATTCGGATTCAGCAGTGATTATTTGCGACACGAATTTGAGGTGCAGACAGATGACGGCGATGCCGCAGTCCGCGCAATCAATGGCTCAATTGTTGCCACGATGTCAAACAGCATACTGGGCAGCGTTCAGCTACCGGCAATCGAGCGCCTGGTTGAAATTGATAAAGTGCTTGCCAAGAAATGGGGCGGCATTCAGGGATTCTTGAACGATAAAAACCGCACCATGACTTATATGCGCTCAATCCTACAGCTACTTGCAAAGGCAATGATTTACGGTGACGACCCAACCTTTGGCGTGCCCGGCGCGTTCAAGGGATTGCATCAGATTGCCAAGGCTAACGACAATGTTGTTGCTCAGCTTTCAGGAGCTACCGGAAGCAGAACATCAATCTTTGCCGTTCACTGGTATGAAGGCGAAACTCAGGTTGTGATGCCAAAAGAGGCTAATGGCGACATCGTGCAAATCGAATTGGTCGGCGGAGGCACATTACAAGCTCCTACCGCTAACACCACCACAAACGCGCGTCAACTTGTCTATGGAGCAAATTTCTGGGCAAATGCTGCTCTGTGCGCTCCATCGAAGGCGTCCGTTGCCGCAATCACCCAAATCGATAGCTCTCACAAGCCCACTGCTGCACAGATTGACTTGCTGATTGACGCGGTGAAGGGTCTTGCTGATGGCAAAACGTTCCTGTATATGAATCGCGAAGGTCGCAGATACTTAAAAGAGCTTAAAAACTCCAAGCTAAGCATGGCTCCCGGCGATACCGGCTACAACACCGTAGTATCCGATTGGGATAGCATCCCTGTCGTTCTGGAAGAATCAATCCTCAGCACAGAAACCACTGCGCTGGACTAAAAAAGAGGTAAATAATGGCTTATAAAAATCGTTCCTATGTCGTGGATCAAAACTTGATCCTTAGCTCTGCACAGGCTCTCCCAAACGCTACTGCCGCAGATTCCACCAATGTCGTTGACTATGGCGGAAATTCTGGTGGACTTGCTAAAATTGTAGTCAAGGCAAACACCGACATCGCTGTTGCAAGCACATATGCATTGACCATTGTAGCCAGCTATGGCTCCACCAGCACACCGACTGACACGTTGGACAAGGTGCTCTTTACCAAAACAGCTGCCGCAGCTGGCTTTTCTTATGCTGCTGGAGACACTATTGTAGAAGAGATTATCCCGGATTCGCTCCCGGATAACTATCGTTTTCTTAAGCTAACCTATACCACCACAGCCAATGAGTCTGCTGAGAAAGTAGACGCTTATGTGGTGATGACCTAACACTCTCTCCTAAGCGGGGCGGTTTCCTCCTTGCCGCCCCGCACATTTAAGGATGTGTAATGAAAACACTTGCAACGCTTGACACGATCTCACGCTGGGAAAAAGAGATCAATAACCTTGGCGGATATACAGAGAAGTGGGGACTCGTCTCTGCCTCTGCACAATCACCTATATCAATTACCGTTTCCGCTAATGTAGCCAAAGCGGTTTTTGCTTTCGCAACCGGGGGCATGGCTTCATTTGTTACAGACGATAACGAGATTGATATCCCTGTGGCGCAAGTCGTTTCGATAGCACTATATGATTCCGGAGATGCGCACATTGATACATTTGCGCTCAATGAAGGGCATGGCGTTTATCTCTTTGGCGCAAACGGAATCGAGACTGGGACGCTCTCAAGCGCCACTGCTTGGGCTGTTTGCCAAACCACCCGCACATGGCAGGACAAAGTTGATTTGGCTCATGTTATTGTGGAAAACGATGTATTGACCGCGCTATATAACCGGTTAAGCAAATACACGGACACAGAAATCATTGACTCTATCCAGAATATAAGCGCTCTATCGATTGCCGTTGACATGAAGGCATTGGAGCTTATTTTCAGCGATCTCGCAAATAGCGGATTCAATCAGCTATATCAAACGAAGGCTCTGGAATATGCGCGCCGTTATTCTGCTGAAATTAGATCAGCAATCCAACGGCTGGACATAGACGTTGACGGCACCGGAGTAGAGCCTAACCGCATCGTAACGCAAGGACAACTTTCAAGATGAGAATAGACACAATATCCGTGCCAAGAACAAATATGCGCTTTTCAGTAAGCTCTGATGCAATGAAAAAAATCGGAGACGAAGCCGTCCGCATGATGATAGACAGAACCAAGAAAGGAATAGATATTGATGGCATGCCATTCGCTCCATATTCTCCGAAATACGTCAAATACAAGGGCGAAGCCGGTCGCGTTACTGATCCCGTTAATCTGCAATTTAACGGTGAGATGCACCGCTCAATGGTGGTCGTGGCTACAAACAATAACGCCAATATCAGCTATGGCGATCGCCAGCGCGCATTGGTTGCGCTATACCACCAAACTGGGAATGGTCAACCGCAGCGCAAGCATTTTGGTTTTACATCGGAACAAGCGCGGCGCATTATGGATATGCTAACGGCTGCAATTCGCAAGGCGGTGAAAAGTGACAAATAAAATAGAACCGGTTAAAGAGATTGTCCGCACCCGGCTAATATCCGCGGGCATCAAGCGCTGTTTGGATTATCCTGAACAAATTGACGCTATTGGCAATTTCCTGCCAATGGCATTCTTGCGCTCCGGTAATACGCCTGTAACGCCAGTGCCAAGCGGATGTGTCCTGCTGGACTATGCGCTCACAATATACATTATATCACAAACGGGGATTGCCAAGACAAAGCACCACGAAGACTTGATCTTTGCTTGCGCACATAACTTGATGCAAGACCTCGACATGGGCGGGACTGCATATTCGGTAAATCTGTCAGAGCTTTACTTCAACGACTCCATACCGTATGTCACCGACGCGCAACCGCAAAACAGCATACAAACAAGTTCAATAACATTATCAATACAAATAAAGGACTCACGACGATGAAAATGAAATCAATCAATGATAAGCGCATTTACGGCGTTTATGATGGCAAAGCGTATCTGCTGGACGGCGAGCCAAGAGACTATCCCGAAGCCGTCAAAAAGGCATATGCCGACATCTTAATTGACGCAGAACCTGCACCAAAAGAAGAGGACGCAGAACCTGCACCCAAAGCAGAGGAAGAAGCAATCGAACCGGATGACAACGAAGACGATGGAGGCTGGTAATGGCTAAAAGATTTGGAAATCAATACAGAATCGCTATTGGCATAGAGACGAGTTACGGTAGCGGTTTCACACGGATGAGCGCTGATCCTGTCCCCGTGGGAAGCGTAGCATGGGCTGATCTGCTTGTACATTCCGGCGTAATTAATATGACGCCCACAATCAATACTGCCCCAACGACATACAAAAGCGGATTGACCGTAACGCATCCCTGTGAAGAAGTGCAGACCACCTCAATGGGAACCGTTACCGTTTCTGGCGACGCAACTCTTGATATTCTCGAAAAATATATTGGTGGAGTGATGGTTGACAATGAATTTGGCATAGGAGTGCTTGAGTTTCCTGCAGACACAGCAAATATCCCTTCTTTTGTGCTATATCAGATTTGGGATGATGCACCAACCGAAACGACGAAGTTCAAAGTTAATCGTGTAAAGGGCGCAAAATTGCAACAGCTTGTCATTACTGGTTCACAAGGCGGACTTATCCAATTTGAGGCGACATTTGAGACGCAGACCGTAGAGCGCGAAGTTGGGCAAGACATAACTGGCAATGATCCCGGCAGAAAATGCGGAACACCGCTTCAGTTTGGTGAGGTAGTTGCGACTTTGAAGATGGGCAATGCGGCAACCGCATTAGACACATTCTCCATAACATTCACAAACGAGTTTACTGCTGATGCGTCAAAATTTGCCAATAATATGACGCTGTTCAATCCGCACATCATAAAACAAGGCGGCGAGATTAGCTACACATGTAATTACGATAGTGCTGGAGCGGAAACTGACTTAAGCATTATAAGCGACCCAGACACGATTAATGGCGACTTGATAGAAATAAGGCCTGGAGAAAATTACTTTCAGGCTATTATTCCCAGTATCGCAACATCGCTTGATTTGCCGGATGTTGAGCGCGATTACTTCAAGCTTAACTACACCGGTCGCATCATAAGCGATGGCACAAGCAATGTGCCACAAGTTTATATCCAAAACACATAGGAGATAAGCAATGAGCAAATTCAAAAACTGTTTCGCTACGGCGAATGATATGCGCGACTATGATATCGTCATAGACGGTGAGATCGTAGCGAAGGCGCACACTCTGACGATTCAGGATAAGGCAGAAATAGAGCGCAAGAGCATCACAAAAACTTTAGATGCGAAAGGCGTCAATACGGACATCAATTCTAATGCGCTCATGCTTTATACCGTGTTACGCGCATTGGATTCATGGATCATTGACGCGCCGCTAAATGAAGAGAACCTTGGTAAGCATCCGATGCTGATGGACATGTTTAATGCCGTCACGAGTCACGAAGCAGATGTTGCCAAAACTATGAGAGACAATGAAAAAAACTGATACGATCGGTGGAGGTCTTGTTCCGCACAGACCCCGCCGATCCATTCCGAGATAACAATATGAAAACTTCCATGTGTCGCCACTGCGAATTAGACCAAACCTGCGAAAAACTAAAGGATTACCCTAAAATCAGTCCGCTATCCGCATGGCTGATTAAATGGCATTATGAAATTGAGGCAGGATTTGCGATCTATCCGCGTGGCGGCTCGTGGGAAAACCAATGGCAATGGTTCATCGATGGTCTCGGCATCGTGCGGAACACTGTTGCACAAGAAGAAATGCGAAAAGCTCAAGAAGGATCGAAAAAACATGGCAGACTATAGCGGAAACCTTAAATATCGCATCACCGTAGATGGCGCAGAGGCGTCACAAGCTAAGCTAAACGGATTGGGCGCATCGTTCAAGAGCATAGCCTCAACCGTTGCGCTATCGGTTACAGCGATGGTGTCCTTCCGGAAAGCAATCGAGTTTGCTGGCAAGGCAATGACAAACTACGAGAATGCGATCCAAGCGACACGCCAGCTTGACGCGACCCTGGAGTCCACCGGCAGAGCGGCAGAATTCACATCGCAAGAACTCAAGAATATGGCTTCAGAGCTTCAAACGCTAAGCAATTTTGGCGATGAAGATATACTGCAGGGCGTAACGCTGCA